TTATTTCCTTAAATAGAACAAACCTCTACATCCATCAACGCCGCTCTCAATCCCACCCTTGAAAACAACAACAATCTGTCCGTCCTTCTTGACCTCAATGTGATCGAGTAGTCCGCCCCATAGCTCCTCGTCAAACGCAAGCTGCTCCTCGTTGATACCACATACCACTTGAATCATGGTCTCCAAGGTCTTTCTCTTGCGCTCCCTCTCGCCAATTTGCTCGTCCAACCTCGCTAGATGCCCCTGTTTTTCCACATAGAGTGTGCGAATCTCATTCTCCTGATTCAGATATGTCGTCTGATCCTGTGCCACCCGTGCATTCTCGCGAATCAGTTTTTCAAGCCGTTCTGCCAAAACACTGAGTTTCTGCTCTACTCTACCGCGCTCCTCCATCAACTCCCCCGTTTTGCAAACACTGTCAATCAGCGACCGAAGTTCTGCAATCACGTTCTCTTTCACTTCTACCAAGGAATTCAGTGCCTTGACGAAAATCTGTTTGATTTCCTCCTCCGTCAGATGTCTTGTGCTGCATGGCTTGCCCTTGTGGGCATATTTCTTGTTGCAGCGGTAGACTACCCTACGGTACTTGTCCGTGGAGTGCCAGACCTTCGCCCCGTACCAACCGCCGCAGCAGCCGCATTTGATTTTATTCGCAAAGATGCTCACACCGCTGTGCTTGCCGTTCTGCTCTCTACTCTTTATCTCCGATTGGACAAAGTCGAACAAGTCCGGCGGGATAATCGCCTCGTGATGCTCCTCCACATAATACTGCGGAATCTCGCCCGTATTCTTCCGTCGCGTCTTATCGAGGAAGTCCGCCGTATACTCTTTCTGAATCAACGCATCGCCACGATACTTCTCATTTGTGAGGATGGAGCGCACCGTGGAGATGTACCACTTGTCCTTTCCCGACGGGGATTTGATATTCCGTTTCTCTAGTTCCTTAGTGATGGCATAGAAGGATCGCCCGCCAAGGAAGAGTTTGTAGATGAGCTTCACCACTTTCGCCTGTTCCTCGTTGATTTGGAAATCCTTGTCATAGCCGAGAAACGCGCTGTAGCCCACACTGGTCTTGCCTTCGGCGAACTGCTTGCGCTTGCCCCATGTGGTGTTCTCCGAGATGCTGCGACTTTCCTCCTGAGCTAGGCTGGACATAATCGTGATAAGGAGTTCTCCGCGCGTGTCGAACGTCCAAATGTTCTCCTTCTCAAAGTAAATCTCTACGCCGTTTTCCTTGAGTTTGCGAACGTTCTGCAGAGAATCCACGGTGTTTCTTGCAAAACGGCTGACGGACTTTGTAATGATGAGGTCAATCTTGCCAGCAAGGGCATCCTCGATCATCTGGTTGAACCCGTCACGCTTCTTTGTGTTGGTTCCACTGATCCCCTCGTCCGAATACATGCCGACGAAATCCCAGTCTGCACGGCTCTCGATGTAGTTCTTGTAATGCGCCATCTGCATTTCGTAACTGGAAGCCTGTTCTTCATGATCGGTCGAAACTCTGGCATATCCTGCCGTTCTGCACCGCCTTGGTTCTGCCGTAACCTCAGAGCGAAAGATTTTAGGACTTGCAGGGATTACCCGCACTGTCTTTGCCATCGGTATGCGCCTCCTTCTTTGAGTTGAAATATGACTTCATCATCGGATATGACAATCCGCTTTACGTTCTGCACAATCTTGCCCTCGTAGCCATCGCCGAACAAGGATTCTGCCGCTTCCTTGAGCTCAGATTCGGACAATCTTCTCAATCGGCACTTTGTTCTCGGCTGACTGCAAGCCCATACCTTAATCCCCTTCGTCCATGTATCGCGCTCACATTTACTGCCACAGGAAGCGCAGTACACTTTGTTCGTGAAGGGATTACTGCCGCGCTGTCCGTTATAGATGCGGGTGGTCTTTTTTATGCGGCCATTGGTTAGGTGAAGTTCCACACAGTCACCGTAAATGACGATCTTGGACACCTTATGCCTGAGTTCTGCAGCATCGAAATCGTCCTTCTCCATGACGGCTCTGACCGCAGCCACAAGCTCCTCTTCCTTGATTGGACGGCTGTCACAAGCAGTGCTGCCTTTCCGCTCCCTTGTGTTGCACGCCCATCGTCTGTACTTCCCTGCGGTTCTTCTGCTGAAGCCGCCTCCGCAACATCCGCATTTCACCATTCCGGAAAATGGAAGAAGAACAGGATTCCGATTGCAAGACTGCGCGGCTCTCCGTTGCCGTATCTCCTGTGCCTTATCGAAGTCTGTCTTTGACACCAGAGGCTCGAACACGCCATCCACAACATACATGGGAAGTTCACCTTTATTCCGTTTGCGGACACGCCCCTCGTTGATGTAGTTCTTCTGCAGTGCCATCGTGCCCGTATAGGAGATGTTGGAGAGGATGTCCTTTACCGTGGTCTGCTCAATGGGTCTCCCCTGCCGTCCTGTGATTCCGCGCCCTGCGAGACTCTTTGCGATGGCGTAGGCGGATTCTCCGGCAAGGTATCTTCGGAATATCTCATTTACGATCTCACCCTCTGCTTGGATAACGTGGAACATCTCCCCATCCCAAGTGTAGCCGTAAGGCGGTTTATGCCCATTCGGAATCCCTTGTGCGAACCGTCGCCGCACACCCCACCGAATATTGTCACCGATGCTTCTGCTCTCTTCCTGGGCAAAGGATGCGAGCAGCGTCAAGAGCAGCTCTCCGTCCTCGGATGTGGAATCAATGTTCTCTCGCTCGAAGCGGATGGCAATCCCCTTCTCTTTCAACCGTCGGACGGTATGAAGGCAATCCACGGTATCTCTGGCAAAACGGCTGATACTTTTGACGAGTACCAGATCAATCTTTCCGGCGTTGCAGTCGGCGATCAGCCGCTTGAACTCCGTCCGATGAGTGGTACTCGTGCCTGTGATGCCTTCATCTGCGTACACGCCTGCGTATTCCCATGCGGCATTCTTCTGGATGAGATTGCTGTAGTGACTGACCTGCGCCGCAAGAGAGTGATGAAGCGTATCCACAGAAACACGGGCGTATGCAGCCACACGCAGCTTTTTCTGCAATGTCTGGGTTGGTTGGACTCTTCGTATCTTCATGGTGCTCCCTCCTTTCCATTCCCATATTCCCGTACTATCCGCACGATAGCAAGTCAATATCTGAAAATAGAAGTCCGATGACGGGGCGATATTTCTCGCGCATTTTCGCTTCAAACGCAAGATACTCATCCTCTGACAAAAGTCCGCTCTGCAGCATTTTCCATGAAGCACGCATCACCATCTGATACGTCATTTCCCGAAGTCCTTCTTCCTTGCTCATCTCAACATCTCCCTTCATGGAACAGCGGACAAAAACGGCTCTTGCGGTCACCTTTTCGGGCAAAAAAATAACCCGACGATAATTCGCCGGGCGTTGAAGTCGAATGAATTATTGATCTTTGAGACTGTGCATCATATCCTGCAATTTCTGTGGAACGGGAAGCCCCATTCGCGCTGCGTTCTCGATGATCGAGATTCCCTCATTCGAGATGTAGAAGAAGATCACGGCAGAGCGCAGGACGCAGCCGCTTCCAATGATGTGAACATCTAACACATTTGCCACGCCCACAAGGGTGAAAATGCAGACTTTCTTGCAAATCCCCTTGAAGCCTATCGCACTCGACAGTTTCTTTTCCACAATCGCACGGAGAACACCTGTAACGTAATCCGTTGCCACAAACACAACGAGGGCATAGAGCAGATCGTCAAAGCTGCCGAGGAACTCCCCGACTACGATGCCGATGCCCGCCGCATACAGACGTATTGTCAAAATCTGATCCATATCAGACACCTCCTGCTTTCTTCCATTTATTGATATGATTCATTCGCCGCAGCCGACGGTTCAGACATCCATGCATCAGATGCGTCAGTTTTCCGTCTTCCCATAGGTACAGTTCAGAGGTTTCATTGCCCAAGATGGAACTGAGCACCATACTGACCAGATATTTCTCCGTACCCAAGGGACAAACATTCACGCGTCCTCCTGCATGTGTATCAATCTTCATAATCAACTCATCCTGCGCGTTATAGATGGGGGTGCTACATTTGCCGGAGCCCCCCATAAAATTCCCATCGCTTGGCAAAAGCATATACATCCCGTCATAGATGGGAAAGCGGACACTGTAATCCGGTGCAATCCATTTCGTGTGAGATTGTTGTGTTTCGCCGGTGACAGGATCTTTCCACGAAGTTTTGGATTCCTCGCTCCACGGTTCGATGTTCGTGCCGTCAAAGACCACATGGCGCTCGGAGCTGATCCAAGTCCCATCCCACAGCTTCCGCGATACTTGATGCCATATGAGCAATTTGAATCTTCCTTGCTGATCCACCCGTCCTTCGAGCGGTCGGCAGGTATAGTGATCATACGGATCGTCCACAGGAGGAGTGCCAAATGCTTTCTCAAGATCGTATGTGGCAACAATCTCCCCATTGCATCTGACATGGGAGACACCATCATGCACCTCTGCCCCAAGGATAGAATCCACAAGGACGTTCGCGTCCTCAAGTGTATAGACATTTCCCCGCGCATCCATCTCGATATCGAGCAGCCCCGTCTTCAGGAATGCAAAACGGTCACCGTGATTGACCATCCACCCGGCATCTTTTCCAAAGCCCAGTTCATGCAGTTTGCCCTTCGCATAATACGAGTAGCGCATCCGCTCTTTGTGATCCGTCCACTTGAGTTGGAGGAGCGGTATGCCGGAAAGAACATTCGTCGGAACATAGCCGCTGCCACCCTCGGATTTATTCCCATAGACACAGCGACCGTCCGTCCAGATCCATTCGCCCTCACGAACCGTTCGATTCCCTATGCAGATAAGCCACGATCCGTCTGCAAGGACTTTATTGTCGCGCACCTCTCTCACTCTCGCTCTGTGCATCGTCTCACGCTCCCACGATAACGGCAGTGCCGCCCTTTGAAATCTGTACCCACACCAAACTGCCGTCTGACGTATTGCAGTCCACTGCCACACGGAAGGGATAGGATCGCTCGCCGATATGAACACGTCCATTCTGAATCCTTCCGCGCTGTGCGCGAGATTCCTGAGTACTTCCTTTTCTCAGTCCTGCTCGGATTGCCGCTGCAAGCCCCATAATGCCGTTCATCCGCACCACCTCACCATCTTGATCGTCTGCCGCAGAAGGCGCGGCGTAAGTTCCACCGTGTTCGACTGCAAGAAGTATTCGTGTCCTTCGAAGCGGATGCGCTCGGTGAAATCGACGATGTGGTCAATGTCCGGGATGCCGTTTTGAATCCGTGCGCGAATCTCCACCGTAACTGTCTCTTGCGTCTTGCGGTTGAGCCATTCAATCGCTCTCGTCAGCGTCTGTAAATACTCCAAGCCCACAACGGGAAATTCGGTGTCGATGAGAGAAGAATACGGCAGTGTATCGTCACTGGCGTAATGAGCACCAAGGCTGAGATTCGACTGCTCGACGGTGAACTGACTTGCCTTGCCGCCAGGCTTTCCCTGCGACAACGAGCTTCCTTCGAGCACTCCATCGACATAAACCGTGGTCGCATACCATCCGTAACCGAGCGGCGCGTGGTAGGTAATGCGCTCCGTTCCCTTCTCATTGCTCCAATTCTCCCAGTCATATTCCGTATGCTTTTTCCCGTCATTGACCGCCTCTGTGGTACGCTCCCACTCCTTGAAAAGATACACGTCACGCCCTGTGGGGGCGTATGCGTAATCCGTGCGGCTGGTCGAGCCGTCCACATTATGCGTGCGCTTCTCCGCGAGATACTCCCCATCGTAGGTATAGGTGCTGTAGCCGTTCTCATTCGTCTCACGGACGAGAAAGCCGTTGGAGTAAGTGCGGCTGATCTCTTTGAAGGAAATCGTGCCGGTGAAGGGAACGGGTACAGTGTCCTCCTCGTTGTGCGCCCCGGTGGAATCGTTGTGCGAGCTGTGCCAGACGGAACGCAGAAGTTTCCGCTCGATGGTCGGCTGTGCGTGCGGCCAGTTCGTAATGTCAATGACGGATTCCTCCATGCCGCGCTGAATGATATGGAGCGTATCTCCTCGAATAAAGACGTTGATCTGCCGCTGCGGCAGTTTCGCTGTCCAGCCGAAGAGCGCGGAGATGAAGTCATGGTAGGTCATTCCGCTGCCCTCAAAGTTCTGGGATGGTGTGAAATCATCGGTCAGATGATGAAGCCGAAGCCCGAGTGCCGATGCAATTTCTGCCGTATAGCGCGACACCTTTGCCCGTTCGACGTAGATATGGATGGGTGTGTAGAGCAACACATCCCTGCTATACGTTCCCTTGACAGACTGCACAATGCCGCGCTGACTGGTTTCCTCCACGAGAAAGCGAAAGGCATAGTCCATCACCCTCCCTTCTACACACGCGCCGACAGACAGCGGTTGAACGGTTTCAAGTTGGATGTTGTCGGAAAGAGAGAGTTCCCCAAGCGTCACAGAGAACGAGCGAATGCCACGGTTTTTGAAGTCTGCGTAGGTAAGCGTGTGGGGAATCTCAATCCTAGTATCTGCAAGAATCCGCGACTGCCTAATGAGTCTGCGCTTCGTATCTCCAAGAGCCATATCGCAGCGACCGATGCGTCGCTGTGTGTCACCCGTTACCGTGATTTTCTTGACGATTCGAATATCGCGTAGGGTATCTGCATGAACAGAACAAGATACGTTGAGACGGCGTGACGTATCTCCACTGACTTTGACCGATTGACGAAATACGGGAATCACCGTGGCATATATAATTTGTTTGAGGTGAATCCTGCCAAACGGCAGCCACGCAATGCAGACATGGGGTTTCAGCTTGATGCTCATGTCCCCGCTCTCCATCCGAACTGCCGCCCCGTGAGTTCTTCAATCGTCATGGAGACAGTGCGCATGTCCATAACGGTGGAAGTTAGATTCTGCTCGACGATATGCCTTCCATATTCAGTGACCGTCCCACCGCTCTTTTCAATCGCCGTCAAAGCACACAGCCCTTCTGCCGTGCGGTAGGCAGGATTCCCGATGAGGGAAATCCCCGTCACACGCGAGTCTGCGCCATACTGCGCGGACAGGGCGGCAACATCGACAGATTGCAGAATCTCCTGATTCGCAGCCGTCGCCTCATAGCTTCCATCGCTGCAGTCGGTCATATTCGTCTGCGTCGCTTGGACGGGCAGCATGATGACCTGTTCCCGTGGGCTGATCTCTTCATCCGAGAGGATGAGATTTGAGATAAGAATGTCTTCGGTTCTGCTGCAAACCGTTATGGTCTTTTCACTGGAACTGTAGGCGTACCAAAAAGAGCAGTCCTGCTTGTTATAAACCTCACGTTCATTCAGGAGCGCCCGAAAGATACCATCATTGTTCTGCCCCGGTTTGACATGAAACCACAAAGTATTGACTGCATTTACGCGAATGCTGTCGGAAGTGGCAATGGTATCGTTATTGTTGTCTCCCTTCATGCGCCACCTGCTCCAGGACGTTTCCGCGCTAACGATGATGTAGCCTCCAATCGCAAGGGTAAGTTTGGCACGGTCTGCATTCTCTGGTGCTTTGAAGTACAGATCCAGTTTCCCGTAAAGCTCTGCAGGGAATTCTGAAATCGTCAGCCCTTTGTCACTGGTCGGCTGCCAGAAGGATATGCCTGTTTTGCTGTACTGCTCCCCTGTTACCGTCGTGCCGCCACGAACTGAGAGCAGCTCCGCATAGCCCGGATTGATGTATTTGAACGCCATATGAACCTCCTCAATTCGAGACTAGGAGTCCCTCTGCCTGAATGTCCACGCTCGTATCCTGCTGTGGCGGCTCATCTGCACTGCTGAGTGCCTTGACCCAGAATACAGTATTCGTGTCGCGGACGTTCTGCAGTGAAATAACATCCTTCCACTCGGCGGACTCCAATGCGGTCTCGGTCGTGTATCCGTTATTGATTGCCGCTTTCCACTTATCCGCATGATCGCCAATGAATTTGATCGTCAAGGCTCCGTCGATGTGGAAGCCGCTCTCGCAGCGCACGGCACATTTGACGGCTTTCTGCTCGCCCTTGCCCGCATCGAGGAGGACGGAGATCGGAGAGAGTTCCGTACCGGAGCTGACCTCTGTTCCGTCCTTGCCGCCCTCGGTTGGATTGTTCATATAGATATGCAAGAGTTCTGCCATTGTCATACCCTCCAAAATTCCAGAGATAGTTTATATACCTTCGGGAAATGCGCCATATACTCGTAGGATTTCACCACAACACGCATGGAGGGCAGGATGTTCCCGCCCTCATCGGTCACGGACACCATTGCGCGGCTGTCCCAGTAGCCCTTGATCTTTTCCCATGCGGCAGAAGTGACCGTGACCGAACAGGAAATACGATCGCCCTCTGGGATATGCCCGAAATCCTGAACCACCGCACCGCCGACAATCTCCAAGATCTGCTGACGATCGTCGGGAACGGTCTGCCAGTTCTCGACACTCAGCGTTCTGACCTCACCAATGTGAATATGAATTGGAATCACCCCCTAGGGCATTTTCAACGGCAGGACGGATGCGGTCGGCGACATGGTCGGCGAGCATACGCATTCCCTCGTTGTCCTCCGTGACGGCGTTCTCGATTTGTACCTGTATGTGAATTTGGCGGTTGTCCGTCATGGAGGGAGCCAACTGAGCAGCTCCCGATGAAGCATTTGCACCCTGCCCCGCAGTTTGGATGCTCTGCGCCTGTTGTCCAAGCCCTGCCATCATCTGTGCATACGAGAACTCCTGCCCGTTGACGCGAATGCGGGAACTGTCCTCACGCTTCTCGGGGGCGAAATTTGGAAGCAGATTCTCCATCGCCCATTTACGCCCAGACTGGAACTGCTGCAAAAGCTCCGGTGTCAGCCCCAAGTCCTCTGCCGTGAACTTGTTCTTCTTGCGAAGGTACTGCATCAATCCGACCTGCCCGGATTCCTTGAATACCTTCAGTTCCTCTTTCTGGGAGCGCAGGACTTCCAGAGCGGCGTTACGTTTGGCATCGAGTTTTTCCTTCTCCGCCCACCGCGTCGCCTCAACCTCATCCAATCCCTTCTGGACCCACGCATCCTTCTCGCGCTCTATCTCTGCAAGACGGTTTTCAAGCTCCGTTTTCCAGATCGAGTCAATATTAGATGCAACATCCCGCTCCCACTGCTCCATGATACGCGCTTTGCTCTCACTCAGCCACGACTGTGTCTGTACCTCGTCCAAGCCCTTCTGGCGGAAGGCATCGGCTTCACGGGCGATGGAATCCAGTTTGTTCTGCAGATCCGTCTTATAGAGCGCATTCGCCTTATCCACAACGTCCCGCTGAAAGTCGGCATAGATTTTCGCTTCCTTTGCCAGACGGTATTCATCGATGAGGTGAGGATCTGCGCCCTTCTGGAATAAATCGAAGGATTCACGATCCAGAGCGTGTAGACTGTTCTGGATGTCCGTGTGCGTCAGTGTATATAAGCTGTCCGTCAGTTGTGCAGTCGCCTTTGCGGATTCACTGACCGTCTTTGCGGCATCCTTTTCAGCTGCCGCACGGATTGCCGCAGCTTTGGCATTCTGCTCCTGCGCCTTGGCATTCTTCTCCGCCTCGGCACGCGCCTTCTCCTCTGCCGCCGCTTTCTCTTTGGCAATCTTCTGCTGTTCCAGATATTGCTTGTATTCGTCCCCATAGAGAGCGTCGAGAACCGTACCGCCGAGGAACGGAACAGCAATCAGCGGAGATGCCACAGGATGATTCTTCATGAGCCACGAATTCGCTTCTGCGTGTTCATTGACCGTATGAATCTGTTCCCCAACAAAGCCCGCAAGTTCTGCAACGGTCTTGAGTGCTTCACCCCAACCAAGGACAGCGTCCTTGATCTCGTCCTTGTTGTCGCGAATCGTTTCTACAAGAGACTCGAAGCCGTCATTGATCTCCGGCATGAGTTCCTCTGCTGCAGGAAGCAGCGCCGCACCAAGCGCAATTTTCAGCTGCCCCGCTTCCATCTCCATTTCGCGCCATTTGAGGTACGTCTCGTGCGCCTGTGCCGGGTCGAGCAGTCCCGTGGTCTTGACGCGAGAGGAGATGGTCATCAGATCGTCATACTGTTCGAGGATCGGAATAAGAGCCGCCCCGCGTGCTCCGAGGACTTCTGCGGTATACGCCTCCTCCATGCCTGCTTCGCTTGCGGTCTTGTAGCCTTTGGCAAGCTGCGCCAGCTGCTCATTGAGCGGCAGGAGATTTCCCTGCTGATCTTTGAGCGCAATGCCAAAGCGCGAGAGTGCGCGGGCAGTATCGTTGCCGCTCTCACCCGCAACGGACACCTGCTTGTCGAGACGTGCAATGAGTGGAATGACGCTCTTGATGTCCGTATCCGCAAGCTGAAACACCCGATTGAGTGTCGCTGCCTCCCCCGCAGAGACGTGAAGTCGCTGCGTCAGCTTGTAGACGTTCTCACCCGCAAGCATCGCATCTTTCGTGATATTGAACAGCCCCGCGCCTGTTGCAGCAACAGCCATAACTGCGGCCATTTTTGCCGAGAGGACATTGAATCCGCTCGTGAGATTCTTGACCCCCGCCTGTGCCGCCGTCATCCCTGCGGAGATGCGCCCGCCAAGTGTACCGGAGAGAACCGCACTTTCTTTTAGGCGGTTATTCAGTTTCCGCACCTCGGCTTCGGTCTGTGCGACGGTTCGTTGCTGACGCAGGAGATTGCTCTCGGCACGGCGATAGGACGCACTGTCCGCGCCATCATTCTTTTTTGCGGATTTGAGGACGGCGGCAAGAATCTGTTCTTTCTGCCGCTGAATATCCAGTTCTCGGTTGATCGCCTGATGGCGCACCTTGATCTTGTCGAGTTCCGTACCCACGCCGTCAAGTTTGGCAAGGTCGGCATCGAGTTTCAGGTGAATGTTGTTTGCCTTGCTGTTCAGCCTTGCGATGGAATCCGAGACGGTCTTTCCTGCCGTGTCAAAATCCAGCTGCAGCTGTGCAATGTTGAGACCGATGTCGAGATAGAGTTCATCAATCTTTTGTCCGCGCTTTGCCACCCTATCCCCTCCCTACATCACGTCGTCAATAAATCGCTCGGACAATCTTTCTTCGCAGATCGCCGTTATCACAAGCTGATCGAGCAGGAACACAATCTCATGCGAATCAACCTCGTACATCGTCCACCCATAGGCGGACTGCAGTCGCTCGTAATAGCGCAGTAAATTCTGGTACGGAGAAAGAACTACGCCTCTTTCCCCGTCTCCCCGTTTGGGAGGTTCACCAATTTGGAGAAGGTCAGTGACTGAATCCATCGAAAGAGTGCTCGTGTGAGCGGCACAATGTCCGCAACATCTACATTCTCCTCCACGGATTCTCGTGTCACTTCATCCCTGCCGAATCCAAGGACAATCAGTCGGATGTGCGCATCCAAGAAGTCCTCAAGATTCATGTCCTGTTTGTCGGCATCAAAAAAGGCAAGGAACGTGCGCCAGACCTTCATCTTTGGAGGGTTTGGCGTGATCTCCCTGCCCGCAATATGCAGTTTCGGCGTATCCATCATGTCCTCCCTCAGACCTGCTCGTACCACTTCGAGCCTGTCTCTGCGGCAAAGCCCGCTGCCTCCTCGTCCGCCTTGGCGTAGGACAGCCCGTCCGAGAGGCGGTAGATCGCCTTTGCCGTGAGCGTCGGCGTATCGAACTGAATGCTCTCCTGCTTCGAGTTGCCGCTCTCGGAGGGTTCCGTGAATTGGACTTTGTAGAATTTGGTGTATCTCTTCTTGCCGTTGCGCTTATCCGACTGGAAGAGGACGGCGAAGTACGGAGCGACATCGTCCTTGCCCGCCTTCATTACGCCGTTCTCGATACTGTGTCCAAGGAGATACGCGACATACTCAAGCGGCAAAGCAGCCGTGTCAAACGTCAGATCGTAGGATGCGGTATTCGACGCTGTATCCACGGACTGCCCGTCGGCGAAAAGTTCCGCCTGATTCGTCTGCGGCTTGATGTCCACCTTGCGGAGCAGTTTTCCAAGCGGAATCGGAGCCTCATAGGTCGCCGCCCCTCCTGCCGCATCGGTGAGCATCTTGGCGATATGAAGTTTCTGGATGTTGATGAACTGCCCGCTTGTAAGATTCCCTGCGGGCTTTCCTGTTGGTGTTGGACTTGGCATTTTATTCTCCCTCCATTGCTGTTCTGTAATCTGTGATTTCAACGAAAATATCTTTCTCTGTCAGTTCCTGCGTCTGTGCACGGACAAAGCCGAGCGGCAGGAGCGCATTCTGCACGGCTCGATGGATCTCCCGAAACCGTCCGTCCTTCGTCAGAATGTGGCTGCGCACCGTTACACACCGTTCCAGTTCCGCGCCGTCTGCCGAGAGTGCGGGAACATCCGAGATCACCGAATAGACGATGATAGGATATGTCCCTGCATCGGGACTACGCCCGTGGTAGATGCCCTTCTTCCCGTGAGCGAGAAGCTGCGTCAGCTCCCGTGAGCGCACAAGTGCCTGATACACCATCTTGGCAACACTCATTTCCCTCGCCTCCGAATCGTCGTACGCACGGCATCGACGATGGCAGAACGAATGCCGTCCTTCTTGGCATCGAGCGCGGGATAGAGAAACGGACGATTGATGCGCGGGCTGAACTCAACGAGCACGCCGTAGAATACGCCATCCTGCGATTCTGCATCCGCCGCAATCCTCCAAACAGAGCCGTCTTTTCTGCGCAGTCGCTTGTGGATGGAGTCACGGAGTGCGCCCTTGATGACACGCTTATCTGTTCCCGTATAGACGGGACAGCGGTTCTTTGCCTCTGCGACCACATCGTCCGCACCGTGTGCGAGGGCTTCCTTTGCCGCAGCCGTCGCCTCCGCGCCAAGCTCTGACAATATTTTCTCAGCAGAAACGAAACCTCGGTATCTAGCCATCTTCCACCAACTCCCTGCATTCCAGAACAAGCCATCGTTTCTTCCCGCCGAGCGGATAGGGGGGCGCAGTTGGCGTAAGTGTTTTGTCTCCCCAACGGATATGATCCGTCACACGCACATCCATACGGTAACGGATCACAATGCGGTAATCCACCTCCTGCACTTTCTCCGCATAACCGTCGGAGATTTTTGCCGCAAAGGGCAGAACGAGCGCCCATGCCTTTGCAATCTCCTGCGTTGTTTGCGTGAGGATATTTCCCTCATCGTCCGTATCCGTTACAGGACGCAGAATGGAAATTCGGTGACGCAGTTCGCTCATGGACACCCTCACCTAAAAGACCTCCTTCCGCACACCGAAGAGAAGAGACCGCAGTGTCAAGGCAAGCCCTCTGTGATCCGCTTCCTCTCTGTGTTCATAGAGATAGGACACGGCGTAGAGGATTGCAACGCGCACAATGGCCTGATCTTCAACCTTGGACAGCTTCTTCACACGCAGTAATGCAGTACAAATCTGTTCTGCCGTTTCCGCGAAGTGTGTGAGGAGATCGTCCTCCTCATCCCCGTCAATCCGCAGATACTGCTTGACTACTGCAAGCGGCACAAGCATAGAACCACCTCCCCTCTTTGCCGCAAACATACATCAGCCCTTCATCTTGAGTGTCTGCACGGCTTCCTCAAGAACGAGCTTCCCGTCCACACGCTCCTTCATGACGTAGCCGACCATGCCGTTGCCCGCAAACAGTTCCTTGAGTTCCTGCAGCGCACGGGTGCCGCGATCCCCGATGTTGTAGTAGGAGTAGTCGCCGAACGCAATGACGGTCTTGCCCGCTGCGACAGCCGGCATATATGCCGAGGAGTACACAGGGTAGCCGAGCAGACGGTCGGGTTCGCCCATCTGGTACGACGGCTGCCAGAAATACGCGCCGTTCGCGTCCTTGAGTTTGCGGATGCTTGCAAGCGTCTGGTCATTGACGATGAACGCCGCATTCTTACGGTAGGGACGCTTGAGACTGTAGACGAGCGTCACGAGTTCATCCGCCTTGAGATCGGCTGCCGCCGTGGTAACGGATGTCTTTGCCGAGGTGAGAAGACCCTTCGGCTTGTGCGTTCCGTCGCCATTGAGGAACGCGTCCTCCTCTGCGTTGCCCAGTGCCTTGCCGAACTGTTCGATGAGGTAATTCTCAAGGTTGAAGGCGTTATCGTAGAGAAGTTCCTCCGTCACCTTGACTGCGACATGGAGTTTGTGCGCGTCGAGGACGATCTGGTCGAAGGTTGCCTCACCAAAGGTGAGCTGTGCTCCCTCCTCAATCCACGATGCCGCAGGTTTGGTGGCGGCGATGTTGATCTTGTGCTCCCCGCTTGTGGTAATCACCGTCGCAAGCGGGCGCAGGACGTTCTCTTCGCTGAGTACGTCAATGAGACGCTGATCGTATTCCTCTGGAACGAGATAGCCGCCGTTTGCATCCACGCCCTCCTGCAGAACGTTCTCCACCTGCCGGAAGTTCGTGCGAAGCGCTTTGAGCATCGCTGCACGGTATGCCTCGCTTGCACGACCTGTCTTTTCAGGAGACAATCCTGCACCTGCCCCTGGCATATTGGTAATCGCCGCCGTGACAGGCTTTGCGAGCTGCGCGTCGAGAATCGCCTGACGCTCCATGCGCTCAATGTCCTTGCCAAGTGCAAGTACCTCATTCTCCATCTGCTCGTATGCCTTGGCATCTTCGGCTGTGAGATGCCCGTCCTTTTCGTGAGAATCCAGAAACTGCTTTGCCTGTTCCCACATTTCCGCACGCTTCTCGCGCATTGCCATGATCTTATCCATGATCTTTTTCCCTCCGTTAATGTGAAATAGAAAAGAGCCGCTTCTTAAACGGCCCTGCATCGACATTAGTATTTTGCGTTCCCTGCCCGAATTTCGAGAGCAGAGAGTTCGTGACAGCGGCACGAGAGAAAATCAGCCCGTCTGCCGTATCGGTCACAGGACGCTGAACGTCCGCATAGAGTACGGAATCTGCAAATCCAAGCTCCACGGCTTTTTTTGCGTTCATCCACGTTTCGGCATCCATCAGCCGTGAAATCTTCGCACGGGACAGCCCCGTCTTGATCTCGTAGGCGTTGATGATGCTCTCCTTGATCTCGGCAAGGAACGTAATTGTCCGTTCCATCTCATGTGTGTCTCCGATGGAAATGGTCATCGGATTGTGGATCATTAACATCCCCAAGGGCGAAATCTCAACCGTTGATCCTGCCATCGCAACGACGGATGCGGCAGAAGCGGCAATCCCGTCAATCTTGACATTGACATTCCCCTTATACTCCATGAGCATATTGTAGATCTGTGCCGCTGCATAACAGTCGCCGCCCGGTGAGTTGATCCAGAGGTCAATATCTCCCTCGGCGGCGTTCAGCTCAGAGCGAAACATCTGGGGCGTGACCTCATCGCCCCACCACGTTTCATCCGAAATCTCACCATCGAGGAGAAGGGTTCGCTTCTCTCCTTCGTTCCGTACCCAGTTCCAAAATTTACGTTTCATCACTTACTCCCTTCTGCCTAGCGGCAAACAGCCCTGCGTCCCTCAGTTTCGTCATATTCCCGTTGATGAGATAGAGATCGCCACCCTCGTCCGCTTCGATGGGGTTCATGTCCTCAAGACTGCGGATGTCGTTTGCCGAGAGCCATCCGTTCTGCCGCCCGATGGCGTATCCCTCCATACGGCTCTTGTAGTCTCCGCGCAGAAGACCGTCCACGTTGAAGCGAATGAAGTAATCCTTCCGCTCCTTGTCCGTCAGCAGTGCTTTCTGCAGCGACTGCTCCCAACGCACGACCCACGGATTCAGCGTGTATTTGACGAACTCCAAGGACTGCTGCTCGATGTTCGAAAACGAGGATTTCTCCAAATCCCCGACCATATGCGGCGGTACACGGTAAAGTCGTGCGATCTCGTCGATCTGAAACTTCCTCGTCTCAAGAAACTGTGCCTCCTCGGGCGGTATGGCAATCTGCTGATACTTCACACCCTCCTCGAGGACGGCGATCCTGCCCGTGTTCATCGTACCACCGTAGACGGCGTGCCAACTCTCTCGCAGTTTCGACGGGTCTTTGAGGACACCCGGATGTTCCAGTACGCCGCCCGGACGCGCACCATTCTTGAAGAACGCCGCGCCGTATTCCTCCGTTGCAAGCGCGATGCCGATGGCGTTCTTTGCCATAGCAATGGGAGAATAACCCACAAGACCGTCAAATCCAAGTCCCGGAATGTGGAGCACATCCTCACGCCGCAGCCGAATCTGCCCCTTGTCCGCAAAATTCGGATTCTCCTCCGTGCTTCTCGTGTAGGTGTAGTAAAGCTCACCTGTGCGACTGTCACGGCTGACCTCCATCTTGTCCGGGAGAAGCGGATAGAGTCCGAGAACATTGCCCCTGCCATCCCGCAAAATTTGTGCGTAGGCATTTCCCCACAGGAGGAGATGCGCCATAAGCGTCTCACGAAAGACGAAACTCGTCATCTCGGAATTCGGCGCATCGTGGAGTAGGAAGTACAGCGGATGCTCCGGCACGCGCTCCTTGCCCTGTCCTTTGTAGACGTAGACGTGAAGCGGCAGCCCTGCGATGGACTCCGCGAGAATACGGACACAGGCATAGACCGCCGTCGTCTGCATTGCCGTCCGCTCATTGACCGCCTTACCCGCCGCTGTCTGCCCAAACAAAAAGGACAAGCCGCCAAGATAATCTCTGGGCTTGTCCCGCGAACGAAAGAGTTTTGTGAAGAAGCTCATGGAAACCTCCATTTCCAAAACGGTATGAAAAAGCCTTAACACAGAAGATGATGAGAGCAAGAGCACCGCCCTTTCGAGCGGTGCTCCGTCGTTTCAGCTTAGAAGATTTCGATGCAGGAAAGCTCCATGCTGTTGATGTCGGCTGTGAATTTCGCGCCCCGCGCAATCTCGTCGGCGGCTTTCAAAAGCTCCTCCGGCGTGGGATTTCCGCCCATCTGGCAAATGCTGGCATTGGCTTTGATGTCTCGGAAAACCTCGCGGGCTTCCCAATCCGTCTTCTCGTAATCCGTTTCTTTGCGAATCTCGATGCGGATGCAGGTGTCGCGGTCACTTTCGTTCGCCCAGCCCATCGTGTTTTCCTGCATCGCAAATCCGTACGCGGCGGCCTTGCTCTCGATGATCTCGGCAATTTCCTTCTTCGTCATTTTCTTTTCCTCCGTTTCTGGTTCCTTCGGTTTTCCCTTTCGGTATGTGTATATTCCCGTACTATCGGCAAAATAGCAAGGCCATATGTGAAGATAAAGCGTGTATACGATCGCCCTAAAACACCCACACACCACGGCTCTCATACACGGATTCCGAGGTATCATTCCCGCAACGGATCGCACGATCCAGTGCCATGATAAGGGCGATCACGCCGTCGATCTTCTCGGTGGATTTTTCCTTATCTGCCTTGATATTCCCCGCAGGATCGGTGCGAATGAAGATGTTGTCTGCCATCCAGCGCATGACGGGATGCCCGCCGTGCGCTATTTTCTTTTCCAGAGTGAGCTTCATCAGCTCCTTGGTCGGCGGGCTCATATCCTTGAAGCCTTGCCCGAACGGAACAACGGTAAAGCCCATCCCCTCAAGGTTCTGCACCATCTGCACCGCACCCCATCGATCAAAGGCAATCTCGCGGATGTTGTACTTTTCGCCCAGTTTCTCAATGAACGTCTCGATGAATCCGTAATGCACAACATTCCCCTCGGTGGTCATAAGAAATCCCTGTCTCTCCCACACGTCATACGGAACATGGTCACGCCGCACGCGCAGGTCGATGTTCTCCTCGGGAATCCAGAAGTACGGAAGCACGGCAAACGGCTCATCTTCCTCGGTTGGCGGGAATACGAGCACAAATGCCGTAATATCCATCGTGGAGGAAAGGTCAAGCCCGCCGTAGCAGACGCGCCCCTCCAAGGACTCTGCATCCACAGGCATAGCACACGCATCCCACTTGTCCATTGGCATCCACCGCACGGACTGCTTCACCCATTGATTCAGCCTCAACTGACGAAAACTGTTCTCCTCGGCAGGGTTCTGCCGTGCAGAGTCACACGCCGCCTGTACCTTGTCAATGCCGACCGTAATCCCGAGGGACGGATTCGACCGTTTCCAGACCTCCGGGTCTGTCCAGTCCTCATCCTCCTTCGCTCCGTAAATGACAGGATAGAAGGTCGGGTCGATCTTTCGCCCCTCTAGAATATCCACTGCTTTCTGATGTGTCTCGTAGCAGATGGACTGTGTATCTGTCCCCGCTGTCGTAATGAGGAAGTAAAGCGGCTGCATTCGCGCATCGCCGGAGCCTTTCGTCATAACATCAAAGAGCTTGCGATTCGGCTGCGTGTGCAGCTCATCAAACACAACGCCATGAATATTGAAGCCATGCTTTGAATACGCCTCTGCCGAAAGCACCTGATAGAAGCTGTTCGTCGGCAGATACACCATGCGCTTCTGGGAGGCAAGGATCTTCACTCGCTTGCTGAGTGCGGGACACATCCGCACCATATCTGCTGCGACCTCGAATACGATGCTCGCCTGTTGACGGTCAGCGGCGCAGCCGTAAACCTCGGCTCGCTCCTCCCCATCGCCGCAGCAGAGAAGCAGTGCAACGGCGGCAGCGAGTTCACTGTTGTGTGTCGGCACGAAGGATTCCCCTACCAGATAACAATGGCTTCTGCTGTCCACTTGGATGCACTGCATGGGGACACGTTCTTTGAGCGGCTCAATATCTGCCAGATAATGAAAACAGGAGCGAGCAACGGGTAGGTTCCTTCCCTCGATCTGCAGCGTCTTTGCCGCAGGGATACGGATGATGGAGCGATACACATCTTTTGCATTCCCCCTATATTGCTCGCGATATTCCATCGTCCGACGGTAGATTTCACCCGTTGTCCAAAGCACGGATCGCAGCTCTCCGATGATGTAATCCACATTCCAGAGATGTCGCTCCCCTGCCACAATGGAAGAACCGTCACGGAAGGTCAGCCGATAGGCTTGCTCTGTATCATCCACATCACTCTTGGCGACAACACGGCAAGGCTGTCCGTTTTCATCAAAAACGGTATCTCCCACGCGAATATCACCCATCGTGGTAAATCCACTCGGGGTAGGGATTTTCGTATCGAGAGCCAGCTGTTTTCCCTGTTTCTTGGGAATCTCCACATACGCCGTGTTGAACTGCCGATAGCCGTTCGACTTCAAGATGCCGAAAATGTCTCGGATAATGCGCTCCTGCCAGTCGATCAGCTCGAAAGGCTTCCCTGCCCACGTCCCCTTCGTATGGCACAGGCACTCAATAAATCCCACGGCATAATCCGCAGCGGCTTTGTCATAGTGCGCGTCCTCTGCCATGAACTCCGTCGGTGTGTAGTCCGTCAGTTTCCGCAAGCAATCACCCCCATCAAAAAAGCCGCTCAATAGCGGCAATACGAGAAGCAGCCCCGAAGGGCTGTTTTTTATTTGGCGCGGCTTAGATGCGCTTCATGCACCATGCCATCGCGTGCCCGCCGTCCTCGAAAAGCTCCGTGGCGGTTTCGACGAGGTTCAGGCGGCATTCGATGTCCGCAAAGCCCGTCTCCTCCGGCGTTTCGACCATCTCGTAGATGGCTGCGTGGAAGCCCCAGCATTCCATCCCGACAACAAGGACCTGCTCGCCGTAGCGCAGGATCGCGCCGCTCGTCCCGAACCGCATCTCATCGAGGTGCTCCATCGTGGTGGTCTTCGGCCATCTTTCTTCTGCGTTCTTCATTTTGTGTTCCTCGCTTTCTGTGTGTAGGTTGTTCCCTTCGGTCATGTACATATATGCCTCTAAACGAAGAATATAGCAAGCTCTATTTCGGATAAACCACACTTATATTTCGAGAGAAACACAGCCCCGAAAGGCTGTGCAGAATCGCTAGAATCGTCGGCTATTTTTCACCCGTGAGTATAAACCGCACATACGCCGCACGGTCTTCCTCGATGAAGCAGACCAGCTCGTAAAATCCCATCTCAAATGCCATGCGCTGAACACCGGGAACATCGAACATATTCACCCGCCCCGAATCGCGGATGTCCATGATTTGTGCGAAAACTTTCTCGTTCATGACCTGCCGCCTTTCTGCACGATGCGGAAGGAATCCACACCGGGGATCAGACTCAGTGAGGAGCCTGTCTCCCATCGGACGAGAAGCTGTCCCGCATCATCAACGCCCATGACCTCGCCCCGTGTTCCCATCGGTGGGGCTTGCGGATCGTCCATTCCGAGGAGTTCCACTCTCGTCCCGCTCGGATATCGCTCTTGGAGCGCGGCGATCTGTTCCTTACTCGGAAACCGCATGATCCCCAGCCTCCTTCCGATGTCCGCTCTTGAACGCGCTGCTGCCGATGAGGTTCTGCAGGAGAATCTTGCGCGACTCTTTGTAGGCACTCCCGATCATGCCAAGGCGCAGGAGGAAGCAGCGGAAAGCGTATTTCTCGTTGTCCACAATCTTCTCCTTTGCCGTGACGCGCTTCTGCGTCCGTGCCATCAGGCAGAGCATGCTGATGAACTCAGCATACGCTTTTGCCGTCTCGTCGGTGATCGTCCCGTGCAGCCACGCGAAAGTAATGCGGTCATCCGTCAGCGTGTAGGTCGCTTCTCGGATGTCGAAAGCGTGCCGGATCAGCCGTCCCTTGCTCAGAAGAAGTGCATCGAGATTCTGCAGTGCCGTTTCGGTGAAAAGGCTGCGCGAAAGGCTGATGGAAAGGCTGTCCTCATCGGGTTCTGTCTCTGTCTCCTCTGCAGGAGATGCTTCTTTAGGTGTTTCCATCTGAATCTGCTCGTCTGCTTCCGTTTCTACTATGGTCGGCTCATCCGGAGCTGTTTCCGTCCGGCTCGACTCGATCTCTGCCGCATCAACTGCGGTAGGCTCTTCCACTGACGCCCCCGTCTGGATCGGATCATCTGCACCTGTGTCCGCGCAGGAAGCCTCGTTCTCCCCGTCCTCGGACGTGAAGCCCGCCTCGCGCAGTGCCGTGCGCACACGCGCCACCATCGCTTCGTCGGTGGCATCGTCGAAGCAAAGGCTGCCGTCCTTCGTGATCTCGAATGTGCCGACCTTGTAGGAAAAGCTCGGTGCGCCGCAATAGGCGGGCTTTTCGCCGAGTACCTTGCTGACCGCCGCGACCATCGCCTTACGCTCTTCCTTTTGGATGTTGTAATTGACCTTCATGGTGTTTTCCTCCTTTATGAACTTTGGTCATTACATTCATCACTCGTGTTGGAAGAATTAGCAAGCGGATTGTGTTGTATACACCGAATCACCGAAATGTGCAATTCCTGTAAGGACGTAGAACACACAAGGAAGTGCGACACCATTTCCCCACATCTTGTACTCTGCTGCATCAGAGTGCGGATTCCTCAGCCATCTGCGAATCTGCGTATCAGTCTTGGGTTTCTTCCCGCCCGTGATTTTTCGGTGCGTCTCAAAGACCTCACGCCAGAACATCATCTCTTCCTCAGTTGGCTCTTCTGTCCCAAGCTCCGCACACCATCCGTCGGGAAACCCCTGCAAACGTCCGCACTCGGTCGGTGTCAGTCGACGCACGGCATAGACGGGCTGATTCACGACCATCGGGTCTTTGAAGTCCCGCGCCATCAGCGTCGGGCATTTCTCCTTTGCAAAATGAGAGTGGCAGCCTGTGGTCATGGCATAGACAGCATGACGATCGGCAGTATTGAGCGTGAAGCTCACATTCTCTGCGATGCCACTTCCCTGCGGCCCGTTCTTCTCCTGTCGCCCGATCATCGAGCCTTGGATGGAAACAACGGCAACGCCGCCCTGACAACACGAGGGATTTCCACCATTCTTATCTACTGTCCGTGCCGTCTCCGTCTCATAGATGCCGGAGCGCGGATTGTCGGATTTCATGGCGTTGGACTGGAATGACGAGATTCCGTATGCCTGTACGTCCTTCAATACAAGCGGCTGATTGTTGCCGCCCGTTCCATAGTGGCGGAGCACGGTCGGACAGATTTTCAGAGGACCGTTGTACCGCGCATCCGAGCCGTGTGACTCGAATACGGCGGGAACGGTTTCGGCACGCAGCGTCGGAGACTTCTCCTCCGCATAGCCGATACTTCGACTATGTGCAGAATGCTCGGTACAGAAACCTGCGCTTACCCGCCCGCCTGACGTATGAGTGCCATCCGCAAACTCTCTGGCAGTGCCTTGCCACGAAGCGAAGCACGGCGCAAGATCCCAATGCACGCTTTCGGTGTCAAATAGTATTTGTCCGGCACTCGATCCTGCAAAATCTGCGACAAGGTAGATTCTGCGCCGACGCTGTGGAACTCCCCAGCCCTGTGCGTCCATGAGGCGGTACGCAATGCTCCATCCGTCTCCCATGAGAATGTCTGCGTATGCCCATCCGCCTTTTTCAGGCAAAGGCACCTCGGGCGCTTCCGGCTCTTTGATGCGGACAATCTCTGTGAGGACGGATTGGAAGTCCCGTCCCCCGGAACTCGAGAACGCGCCCGCGACATTCTCCCAGACGATGAATCTCGGATATTTTCCATGTGTTGCACACCTCATTTCCCACACGATACGAATTGCCTCAAAGAACAATATGGACTCCTGCCCATGCAGCCCTTCCCTCCGTCCTGCGATGCTGAGATTCGTGCAGGGCGATCTGAAGGTGATGATGTCCACGGGCTCGATCTCATCGCCGTGAATCCGATGGATGTCTCCAAGATGTTTGACGGATGGAAGCCGCTTCGTAGTGACGCGAATCGGGAACGGCTCAACCTCCGATGCCCACTTCGGTTCTATCCCCGCAAGAACAGCACCGACTTCAAAGCCACCTGAGCCAGAAAACAAACTTCCGAGCGTCATCATTTCACGGTATGGGGCGCGGTCATGCGCTCAAGCATCTTGCCCGTCATCCAGATTGCCCCGTCAATGACAAGCGGCAGGAAGATGCGGTCGCGGAATCTGCACCATCCCGTCTCCTTCTCCGCGCTCTCCTTCAGTGCCGCCGTATATGCCGCCGACACCTCACGAGCGGCAGGAAGCCCCTTCTCATGAAGCCATAGAACGGTCGCTTCCTTTGCCTCCGTCCGTACAAAGTCCCCCACATGATTTTTCAGTTCGTTTTGAATGTGTTCCAGTTTCATCTTTAACACGCTCCTTCATAGTCCGTTACCCCACGCGCAATGGCGCGGGCAAATTCATCCTGCTGCGTCCCAAGAAGCTGCGCATCGTTCGCATGGTCGATAAACGCAAGTTCCACGAGCACAGCGACCGCATCGGTGTTGCTCAGAACGTACAGACCGTTGACACCGGGCTTTGCTCCCTTCACTCCGCGATCCACAGTTGCGAGCGCATCCACAATCTGATTCTGGATGCACTGTGCCAGTTTCTCCCCCTCGCCGCTGCCGTAGTAGTGCCAGACCTCCGTCCCCTGTGCTACACCGTTACAGGCATTACAGTGGATGGAGATAAACACATCGGCATCCGCAGAGTTGGAAGCCGAGACTACTTCATGCAGACTGTCGGATTGGAGACAGCCGACCACCTCGACACCTGCGGCAGTAAGGTAGCCCACAACAAGATCAGCGACGTTCTTTGCCACATCGCATTCCCGCAGTCCAAAGCCGCACGCGCCGGGGTCGGGATTCCCGTTCGGGGCATGACCTGCGTTTAGAAAAACTTTCATTGTGCTACCTCCTCTACTCTCGGAACGTCCGCATACGGAATGCGCTCACCATCACGTTCCAAAAACACATCTTCGGTATTGTCATCCTTACTCTGGATGTACCGCTCGACGGCGACATCCACGAACTTCGGCTCAAGCTCCACGCCGTAGCAGATGCGTCCCAACTGCTCACAGGCGATAAGCGTTGAGGCAGAGCCAAGGAATCCGTCTAGAACGATACCATTCGTCTGCGTACACTGTTTGACAAGGTACGCGATGAGCGGCACGGGCTTCGAGGATGGATGTCCGCAGCCATCCTTCTTCGAGTCCTTGATACGATCAAAAGAGAACACCGTAGTCTGCTTCTGATCGCCGTACCATCTGTGCCGTCCGTCTTTGCGCCATCCCCAGATAATCGGCTCGTGGATGTACTTCCAATCCGTCCGTGTGAGCACGAGGCGGTCTTTCTTCCACACCAGACCTGCGCCAACTTTAAAGCCCGCATCCTCATAAGCGTCATGAAAGATGCGGGCTTTTGCTGTTGCGTAGAAAACATAGATGGAAGCGTCCGTCGCCATCGCCGAGTGGAAGGCGGTAAAGGCAGATTTCAGGAACTCGTAGGCATCCTTGTCATTCAGATCGTCGTTCTTGATTTTCCCGGAGGAACTTTCCAGAGCCACAAAATATGGCGGGTCCGTGCAGACGAGGTTGACCTTCTCACTGCCAAGCAGACGCTCGTATGTCTCCGACAGAGTGGAATCGCCGCAGATGACACGGTGCTTGCCGAGATGCCATACATCGCCCGACCGAGCGACACAAGGCTTTTGCAGTTCTGCGTCCACGTCGAAGTCGTCTTCCTGCGCCTCCCCATCATCCAGTGAGAGCAGGTCTGCGATTTCGGCTTCGTCGAAGCCTGTAAGAGATACATCGAAGTCCATGCCCTGCAACGCTTCCATCTCAACACGCAGCATCTCCTCATCCCATCCTGCGTCGAGTGCGAAACGGTTGTCTGCGAGGATATACGCTTTCTTCTGCGCCTCCGTCAGATGATCGACAAAGACACACGGTACACTTTCCATGCCCTCTGCCCGTGCCGCCGCAACACGCCCGTGTCCTGCAAGAATGCCGTAATCCTTGTCGATGATGACAGGACTGACGAATCCGAACTCCCTCAGGCTCCCGCGCAGCTTGTTGATCTGCTCCGGCGAGTGTGTCCGTGCATTGTTGGCATACGGAACGAGCTTGCTGATCGGAACGAGCTGCATCTTCGATGTTGTTTTGTTCAAATGACTTCCCCCTTACTTCCTCGAGCGCAGCAACCGCTCCATCCGATCCTCTTGTGGAGAGCCGACGAATGTAGTTGTGCAGTTCTGCTTTACGATGTCGAAAATCTCATACCAGAGCAGATTGGACTGCTTCTGGAATGCCTGTCCCATCTGGACGAAGGGGCTTGCAATCGCCCCGCCTGTCGTCGGATGCTTGCCAATGAGCCCGTATTGACTCATCGCCTCCTCACACTGGATGAAGCGGGCAAATGCCTGCGCGTAGCTTTCGATGAGACGCGGATTCACGAGTCGCTCACAGCCGCGCTCTTTCAGCCACAGCCACGTTTCGCGGAAAATCTCATCCGCACCGAGCGGCTTTCCGTTCCGCTGTCGCGCAGACAAGAACTCGCTCGGCGTTGGCATCTCCTCGCCGTAGAGGTCGGCGGCATCCACAAGGTCTGTACCGTCCAGTTCCGTCATGGGGAACTCCATGATGTGCGCCGTGCGCCCGCCCGCAATCTTATCTGCGAGTGGTTCGGGCTTATCTCCCGCGCGGATGCGCCGTCCTCCACGATTTGTTCCGTCACGCGCCATCTGCTCTCGCCCCCATTCTTTAATACCCCGTTTGAACCGACGTTTTTGTGCGTGCGCCCCCTCCCCGGTCCAGTAACGGCACGGTTTTAGAGATTTGACCGCCCCCTAGGGGTCTAGTGGTCGCCTCTGCCGCGCTGATGAATCCGTTCATGACACGAGGCGCAGAGCGACATCAAATTGCTCTCGTCATGTGTGCCGCCGTCGGCGACTGGTCGAATGTGATGCACAAGCGTCGCAAGGACATATCTTCCCTGCTCTTTGCATTGCTCGCAGAGCGGATGGCCCGCCAAGTGTCGGTCACGGATTTTCTTCCACGAACCTCCGTATCTCTTATGCTGATCGTAGCCACGAGCGAAGTGGTCGTAATGTCGCTGCATGACATTCTCGTGCGTCTCGCAGTAACAGCTCTTTCTGTCCGTGAGGTTCGGACAGCCTGTCATGCGACAGGGACGCTTCGGCTTTCTCGGCATTGCGTTTCTCCATTTCGATATGAAAAAACCTCCGCAGGGATTGCTCCCATTGGAGGTCGAGCCTTTAAGCATACTTTTCATAACACCATTTTACCATGTCAACACTGGAACTCAAGAGAATTATAGTGAAGTCTTTTATGTGATTTCATTTCCCTGCAAGAATCTTATCCACGGCCGCGAGGGCTTTGGAATGGAGAATATGCACCCAACGAGACGTGTAGTGCATCTCCCCCGCAATCGCATCCCATGACATGAAGCTGAGATACCGAAGCTCCAACAGCATGAGGGCATTCGCGTCCTGTACTTTGCTGATGGTCGCCATAACCTCACGTTTCAAGTCTACCAAACGGTCGATGTCATTGTTGATCTCATTCTCCAAGTCGACAATCTTGTCGATGGTATCCGCCAAGCGATGGACATTTCTCGTGCCGCTGACAGGCTCCGTTCCCATTGTGGATGTGGCTCTAGTGGCAAGATCACGCAAGGAGTCCACTTGACGGAGTTTGCTGTTGACCCGTTGGTCAATGCGGTATGCTTGGCTCAGATATTCTTTCGCTGTCATGCAAATTCTCCCTCCAACTTTTCAAGCAGCCACTCTCCATCGAGACTGGTCAACTGTCCGAACCATGCAGAATGGAAGAACCGCTCCGTCTCAGAGCGCATCGCTGCCGCCGCAACATTCTCCAGGTCTTTGCCGAGAGCCGTCCGCGCCCACCGATAGTCTTTCGCCGCCTGTTCGACGATTGCATTGGCAAGAACCTCACAATTCATCATGGGGTGCCACCTCCAGATTTGCTTTGACAGCATCGATCAGAGCCGTCTGGGTCTTGTCTTTCCGTTCAAGAGCCTGCATAACATTCTCATCCATCGTCCCTGCTGTGATGATGTGGTGGATAACCACAGTCCCCGTCTGCCCCTGCCGATAGAGCCGGGCATTGGTCTGTTGGTAGAGTTCCAAACTCCATGTAAGCCCAAACCAGATGAGCGTCGAACCGCCGAACTGAAGGTTGAGTCCATGTCCCGCACTTGCGGGATGAATCACTGCGATTGGGATTTTGCCCGTATTCCAGCCCGCAATATCTGCACTCGACTGGATTTCACGAACAGGAATCCGCGCCTTGATCCTCTCAAGATCATGCCGATACCAGTACGCAACGAGTACGGGCTTTCCATTCGCACTCTCGACAAGATCTTCGAGTGCATCCAGTTTACGGTCATGCAGCTGGACGGACTTCCCGTCCTCCGTATAGACGGCTCCGTTTGCCATCTGGAGGAGTTTCCCGGAAAGTGCCGCCGCACTAACGGCATCAATCTCCGCACCACCAAGGGCAACCACCATGTCCCTCTTCATCCAGTCATAAAGTTCCCGTTCACGCTCATCCATAGCGACACACACGCTATTTGAGATGAGCTGCGGCATATTGAGATAATCCTTGGAACGCATGGAAATCGTGATATCCTCAATCCGACGGTAGATTTCATCCTCCGCACCCTCGCGTGGCTTATAGCTGAACACCATCTGTTGATTCCGTTTGTCGGGAAGGAAAAAGTCATTGCGGTAATGGGAGATGAATCTGCCGAGCCGCTTGCCCATATCCAGAAGACGAAACTCAGCCCAGAGATCCATAAGCCCATTTGCCGACGGTGTTCCCGTAAGCCCTACGATCCGCTTGACCGTGGGACGCAGCTTCAAGAGTGCACGGAACCTTTTCGCCTGATGAGATTTGAACGATGAGAGTTCATCAATGACGATCATATCAAAATCCAACACTGCGCCGCTCTCTTCGATCAGCCACTTTACATTTTCCCGATTGATAATATATACATCCGCATGCCGCATGAGTGCTGCCGTCCGTTCCCTCGGTGTTCCCATAACCACAGAGGCGCGGATGTTTCTCGTATGCTCCCACTTTATGATCTCCGACGGCCATGTATCCCGCGCCACGCGCAGCGGAGCGATAACGAGCACCTTGCCGATCTCAAAGAAGTCATGCAGGAGTTCCTCGATTGCCGTAAGCGTGACGACTGTCTTCCCAAGCCCACAATCCAAGAAAATCGCGGCTTCCTTGTGGTACAGGATAAAATCCTTGGCGTATGTCTGGTAAAAATGCGGTTCATAGCGCATTGATAATTCCTCCGATCTCTTCTTTTCCATCGACCACATAGACCTTGAATCCGAGCGCACGCAGCTGCTCGATACGCCGCACCTGCAAGGGGCGCGGCTTCCTGCCCGGAGCTTTGAGTTCCATAAAGCACATCTTGCCGCCCGGCATGAGCACAAGGCGATCCGGCACACCCGCATATCCAGGAGATATGAACTTCAGTGCAAGTCCACCGTGCGATTTTATGTATAACCTAGTGAATTTTTCCAAATCTGATTCACGCATTGAGATTCCTCGCTTTCCAGATTTCTTGTGATAGTGGTGTGTGTCACCGCCTATACTATATATATAATATATATTTATATATCCTATACTCTTCACTCTTTTCTCTGTCCCTATATATAAAGGGTATAAGAAGTATCACTTCTGTCACCAAAGGTCTGTATCCCCAAAAACCACAGGGGCGGAGTACGGTGATACCCTTGTGGGTTTTTACTCACCGCACTGCCACAACCTGCATCTTAGTCTTTAAAAAAATCATCTTCGGGTGAACTCCAAAAGCCTGTATATTCCTGAAGTGCTTCCGGGGTCAGCAGGAGATCCCGATAGACATTTCCATAACTTCGCCGTATGGTCATTGAGCTGAAATCCGTCTTGTAATACCGAGCCAGTGTGGTTCTGAACTCCCGTGCGGTCTTTGCGAAGCCGTTGTTGTTGAGTCTGCACCATGCCTGATAGATGCGGTAGACCTTGCCCGTTGTGACCTCGCTGCATTTTGCTCCCTCGGGACGTTTCATCATGCACTCTGCATGGAAGGCAAGTACGGAGTTGTTCTCGACCATATATTCCTCTCTTGCCGACAGAACCGACTGCGGCTCCGTAAAGCGGTAGCCGTTTTGGATGACCGCACGCAGCGCATGGACGGCTTTGCGGACGATCCCGTCGCGCTCGGCATAGAGCTTTTCTCCGAGAAGCCTGTCCTGCTTGTCGATAGGAATGGCATTTTTGCAATGTACCTGCATGATACGGTCATGCACCCACTGCCCATCATCGCCGCCGAACCTCGGCAGCTGATTCATGCAGAACCAGAACAGCCCGTTGAAGGTGAACTCGAATCCGTTCTGTCCCTTGAATTCCGCGAAGATGCTGTCCCCGCCCGTACACTTTTTGAAGGTCTTGAGTTCATCCACAGTGATGAAGCTCATGTCGGAACTGCCCGCAAGGCGCATTCCGTAAATCAGCCCCGTACCGAACCGTGCCTCGATTTCCCGAAGGTCAATGCCGACATAGTTCCCCCTGCCAAGCAGTTGCTCCACCAGACATTTGAGACGGGATTTCCCCGTATCCCCTGCTCCGTACATAAAGAGAGCCTTCTTCATACGCCATCCTTTGACGTTGGACAGACACGCGCCAATGAATTCAAGCAGGAGTTGCTCAATCTCGGTTTCCCGATCCGTGAGTGTCTGCATGAATGCATCGAACACAGGTGTTGCAATCTCCTCACGAGTCCATTCGCACGGAATTTGTATAGTAGAGAGAATGTCTGCACTGTGCTCGGTCAGTTCCATTGTAGAGAGATGCAGAATCCCGTTCTGAAAGTTGATGATGTCCTCGTCGGCATTGAGGTCGGAATCCTTGATATAGTTCAGATCCGTTGTGAGGATGCGAAACGTCTCATCCACCTTTCGCATCTCAATCATCTCCGAATCGTAGGATGCAATGCAGTTCTTGATGAGACCTTTCAGCATATCGTCCGCATAGAGACGGTACACACCGCCCTCGTAGACATAACGCAGCACGCCATGCCGTGCACTGTCCCGAACGAAGATGTAGTGCAGGTTTTGCCGAATGTAATCTGCAAGTGCCGGACAGCTGATGACGGGATTTCCCTTTGCGTTGAAGTGAATGAAGTCCGGATGTTCCATCGCTGCTGCATGGAACACGCCATGACACGCTTCCACGCCCGTACGGATGGTCGCTGCCTTGTAATCCGCACGCTCCCATTTCTTGCGGTAAAGGGCAGACATACGAAAGACCGCATCAATCATCTCCGAATCGTCTCCCGTCCGAAAAGCGATGAGGGCGCAGAGAGCGGCATCCGCTTCCGATGCACTGCCGTACTCAGAAATGTCGCCGCGATCAAAGAGACGCTGAAACTTCCCTCCGTTCTTTGCCTTCCGCAGGGCACATACAATGTCGAACACAGCGCGGTCGCCATCCTCCTGCGGACGGTAGTTCACGGGTTGCTTTCGCAGCATATCTTTCCGCAGTGTGGTCAGCACGGCTTCCGTCCCGTCGGCAAACGGTACGTCGTGCAACACATCTCCCGTGAAGACGGCAAATCGATTGGTCAGTCCGCCGACGTAAAGCTCCATTCCATTGTGCGGATTCTTGACGTAGAATTTCGGGTCGAGCTTCTCCTTGCCGTCTGCGTCCTTCTTTTTCGGAATACGATCATAGTCGCAGCAGCCGTAAAGATGAATGCCATTGCCGCTGACAGATTTCTCGGCATAAGTGTCATGTCTGCGGATCTGCAGCTGCGCCAGTGCATCGGCTTCGTCTCTGTGGTCGATGTCCAAGAAATACATTCCCTTCGGAATGATGAAGCCGACACCGCCTAACGACTTCTCCTCTGCTGCCTTCTGCGCTTCCTCAAACGTCACCCAACTCGCACGAAACGCATGATTCACGCCGGTAATACCGCCGTCTGCACCACAGGGCTTCTTCGTGGACTTTCCATCCTTTTGGACATACTTCCAACAGACCCAGATTTTCTCTTTCTTGAGTTCGTCGACGGTCATCCCCATACGACCTCCTCGCATTTCGTGTTGAAATACCGTATCGGGATGCAAAGAGAACGCGCCTTGGTGATCTCTGTCTGCATCCCCTCGGTAATTTCCGTACCAAACGCCCAGAGCTCCTTGCACTGACGCAGGAGGACAAAGTTCATACGGATGGCAAGTTCGCGATCCGTTTCTTCAGACATGAACTGCGGAAACAGAAGATGCGGAGCCAGAGGGATGCATCTGCGCCGCACGGCAAAGCGGCAATACTCCCGCGCCCGCATGATATTGACACGCGGATTGTTGCGATATGCCGAACAGATGTAGATGATCGGAAAAGATGCATTCATCTCCCTCTCGAGAGTCCTCATCGCTGCTCCCGCCGTCGGATCCGGGTAGTGTGATTCATTGAAATGCTGCATGATACTACGCTCCCTGCCTACATGGGCGTTTGCCCAAAATTGAACGAAAGTACATAAAACCCGCTCAATGCGTCCACAAAACATTACCTTCTGAAAACTTCCTGCAGTACGTCCACATGATAGGTATTCACCATGCTGTACTTGGCATCGTACTCCTTGCCGATGTGATAGCCCTGCTTTCTGGACATTGCTGACACTCTGCGCCCAAGCCCGGCGGCAATATCTCGACTCACGCCACGGATTCCCATAAGGTTTGCATAGCCGATGATGGTGTAGTGGTGCTGATCGATGGTCATCTGCTTGGACTCTACATCGAGAAGCCGCTCGTCAACCTTGTCAATGCGGACATTGGCGGCTTTGATTGCCTTTGCCTGTTCCACCAGACGCTGTGCGGTGTACAGAAGAAATTCCTCGGGCGTCATGTTCCTCATGGGGTTGAAATAGCTTTCTTCCAGTTCCTCAAACACATCCCATGCACGATTCGTCCCGAGCATCTTGCAATGGCGCGCCGCACCTCGTTTCGTCCAGAGATAAATCGTGGATGCAAACTTGCTCACAGGCAGGTCGAAATTTTCGACTTGCCTCTTGAATCCCTTGAGATCAGCACCTTCGAGCCGGAAGTAATGTTTTCCCTCCGCAAACCGATCTTTGTTGTTGTTGAAATTCTGTTTGATGTGCTGGATATCACAGCCATACGCCTCGGCAAGCTGTTCCGTGGTCATGACTCGGATGCCGCTGTGTTCCAAAACCTGCAAATCTTTCATGGTAAATTCCTCCAATTACTCCGATGACGGGGAAAAGTCGTCCCCTTCTCAAAAGACAGCGGACAGAAAGAGGCATATTGGTCACCCGTTGCAGGAAAATTTATTTGTTCAATCGAATATTTCTAAAGCAAAGGAGGATAAGGCAGATGGTACGATCTATCGTCAAGGATGCAATGTTTCTCGGGCAGCCATCCGAGGAGGCCGTGAAATCCGACCTCCCGATTGCCAACGACCTACTCGATACGCTCAAAGCCCATGTTGGACACTGCGTCGGACTTGCCGCCAACATGATTGGCGAAAAGAAGCGCATCATTGCCGTATGCGTGGGTAAATCTCATCTCGTCATGCTGAATCTGGAGATTGTAAAAGCATCCTCCGAGCAGTACGAGGCCGAGGAGGGATGTCTCTCCCTCCCCGGACAGAGAAAAACGATGCGGCATGAATGGCTTGAAGTCGTATACCGCGACATAAAATTTCGCAAGCAGCAAAACAAGTTCTCCAGCTTTACGGCACAGATTATTCAACATGAGATGGATCACTGCAACGGAATCTTGATATGAAAACCTCGGCCTGCACATGAACGCAGTCCGAGGTTTTCATATAATGGTAATTCGTATTTTATTGACTTTCTCGCTTGTTTATTTATATAATACAAGCAAGAAAGTTTATAGGAGGTGATTCATATGACACAACAAGCTACTATCATGAACCTCGTCCATCAAAATAACGGTATGCTGACAACAGCGAAAGCTGTGTCTTCCGGCATGTCCCGCAGTATGCTGGCACATCTCGTCAAACGGGGACAGTTGCTCCGTCCGTCCCGCGGCGTATACACTCTGCCTGAAATATGGGAAGATGAATTCCTCAATCTGCAAACACGATTCAAACGCGGCGTCTTCTCACACGAAACAGCTCTCTTCCTCTGGGATCTGACGGATCGAACGCCGATTTCCTACCATATGACCTTCCCAACAAACTACAATCTGGCCAATCCAAAAAAGGAAGGAATCCGCTGTGCGCAGGTGAAGCCGGAGTGGTATGCGCTCGGTATAACAGAGGTAAAGTCACCTGCTGGGAATTCGGTGCACTGCTACTCCGTAGAACGGACACTCTGCGACATTCTTCGCCCACATCATACCGGCGACATTCAGGTCACCGCAGAAGCATTCAAACGCTATACGAACAGTCCACAAAAAAACATTCCTCTGCTCTCTGAGTACGCACAGCATCTCGGTGTAGAGAAAAAGATACGGCCGTATCTGGAGGTACTGCTTTGAAGAATGCCATGCAATTAAAGGCTGCCATCAGCAAAATGGCAAAGGAAAAGCACATTCCTGCCCAACTCGTGATGCAAAACTATATGTTGGAGCGACTCCTGAAACGCATCGCCCATTCAAGATATCAAGGAAATTTCATCCTAAAGGGCGGACTGCTGATTGCCTCGATGGTTGGTCTTCATTCACGTGCCACGATGGATATGGACGCCACCATCCGAAATCATCCCGTAAACGAGAACAGCATAAAGACAATGTTCGAGGAGATTGTCTCTATTCCCATTGATGACAATATAACCTTCAGTTTTCAGGAGGTTGGAGAAATCCGAAAGAACGACGCATACGGCGGCTATCGTGTATCGCTGACGGCAAACTTCCTCCCTATGAAGGTTCCTCTGAAGCTGGATATTACAACAGGTGACAAGATTACCCCGAAGGCAGTCGAATACAAATATCCCATGATGTTCAATGACGGCACATTGGAAATCTTTGCTTACAACCTTGAGACAATCCTTGCCGAGAAGTTGGAAACTGTAATTTCCCGTGGAGATCAAAATACGCGGCCAAGGGATTTTTACGATATTTTTATCCTGAGCAAGCTGAAAGGCGATCAGATCAATTGGACAATTTTGCGTCAGGCTGTATCCGAAACTGCACAAAAGCGCAATTCCGGTATGCTAATGCCGCAGTATCAGAGTATTTTGGAGCAGATTGTAAGCAGTCCGGTGATGCAGAATCACTGGACAATATATCAGCGAGATTATGAATATGCCAGAGAAGTGGACTTCTCTGCCACCTGTGAAACAATCCTCCAACTCATGGATTCAATACAATAAACAATTCAAGCGGCATCTGTCAGAGAGGCAGATGCCGTTTTTCAGTCCTTCCGATAAAACTCGCACTCATACCCATCCGCCTTAAGCGGCAACCCCTTCGCCCACGGTGGATTCTCAGCCATGATGGAGCATATCTCCTCCACCGATGAAACTCCGTATGGGACTTCGAGTACGATTTCGTCATGGACGTGCATGACGATATGGAATCCCTTGTCCCGCAGCCCTTTCATTGCACAGACGAGCAGATCTCGCGCCGTCGCCTGTGTGATGTTCTCAACGAGTTTCCCACCGAAAGTTTCAATCCGCTCCCACTTCTTCGTCATACCGAGACCTTCATAGGTGACGGATTCTCCACCGAATCTGTTTGCTTCGATGCGCGGCTTTGCATACGCAAGCTCTCTTCCACTCGGCAATCGTATGAACAAAACGCCGCTCTTATATGCACAACGAATGCCATGTGTTTCTACTTCAACGCGTCGTTTCACACAGGTCTTGACGGCACGATCCACATCCCACCAGAATTGCACGATATGTGGATTCGATGCACGCCACAAATCCACAAGAGGCTGAAGCTCCTCTTCTTTCATTCCGGACTCGACTGCGCCCATCGCAATCAGCGCACCAACCGATCCACCGTATCCACAGCTCAAAACTGCCTGCTTTCCTTTCTGCCGTAGTTCCGCATTCTCGCCGTGCTTTTCGACAGTGCAATGGAACATACGAGATGCCGTTTCGCAGTAGATGTCCCCGTTCTTTTCAAACACATCGAGTACCCATTGTTCTCCCGCAAGCCACGCGAGAACTCTTGCTTCGATGGCAGAGTAGTCGGCGACAACGAAGCGGCAGCCGGGGCGTGGCACAAATGAGGTGCGGATGAGCTGCGAGAGAACATCCGAGGTACTGTCATAGAGCATATCCAGAAGGTCGAAATCACCGTCTTTGACAAGCGTGCGAACCTCCTTCAGCTGCGTGAGATGGTTTTGGGGCAGATTCTGTAATTGAATGAGTCGCCCCGCGAAGCGCCCCGTTCTGTTTGCACCGTAAAACTGGAACAATCCACGCGCACGGTGATCCGCTCCCGTGACCGCTTCCATTGCCATATACTTCTTGACGCTTGTCTTGGATAGTTGCTGCCGCAGTTCCAATACCTCCCGCACATCTCCCGTTGCTGTTTTAAGCATTTGGGTCACTTCACTTTTTGCAAGAGATTCCACCGAGAGTCCTTCCCCGCGCAGCCAGTCCATAAGCTGAAGCGGAGAGTTCGGGTTCTCAAGATCCGTGAGATTCTGCGCCCGTTCAAGGCAGACCGCCTTGCTCCGCTCATCGCAGCAGATCGCCTGTGTGACAAATGTGGTGTCTACCAAAATCCCACGGTCATTGATTTCTTGGTCGATGACGTAGTTCTCCCACTCACTCTCCGGCACAGGAAATTTCTTCAGCCGCGCCTGAATTGCCATCTCCGTTTCCACATCCCGCTTGTTGTATTCCGTGAATAGTTTCCATTTTTCGGGAGCATCCGCAGGAAGATTACGAGTCCTTCCCCCGTTGCTTTTGGTTGCCTTGCAAGGAATACAGAAATACCGTATGAGGTCTTTTCCCTCCTCCAACTTCTGCCGATCAAGCCACAGCACAGCCCCTACGTCTTTTAGAGATAACGGCAGTCCGAGCGTTGCCGCCCAAATCATGGAGCAACGCCATGCGTTCGGTTTTAGGTGAATGCCTAGATGCCGTGAAAGGCATACGCGCTCAAACATGGCGTTGAACGCCCATTTTGTGACAGTCTCATCCGTTAGTGCCGCAAGAATCTCTTTCGGGATCTCTTCCCCATTCGCCAGATCCACAACCTGCACTTCTCCTCCATCCACAGAATATCCGAACAGCAAGATTTCAAAATCCTCCGATTCCGCATACTTATATACGCCCCCCTTGGCAAGCGGTACGCTTGAAAATGTCTCAACATCGATACTGATGGACTTCATATCTCTTCTCCCATAAAAACAGGCAGCGGCTTGCGCCGCCGCCCATTCCTGCAAAATCCGATTGGTCAGCTGAGGAAATTCTCGTCATCGCCGTCAAGGCTCTCAAAATCCGATGTTGCCGATGAACGCCCGCCGAGGGGTTCGCCATCCTCGAGTTTCTGGATGTTCCCGAGTCCGCAGGCGATGCCCTTGTTCCCGTTGGAGTTGAATGCATAGAGCGTAATGCTCACACGCGCATAGCACCCAGAGTACACCTCATCTCGATCCAAAATCGGCTGAACCTTGCGGTTCACGATCTGCGGAGCCGTCCGCGCGTTTGCATTGATGAAGTATGCATCCTTGTAGTTTTCGTCATCGGGACGCTCAACATCGCCGTCGCGCAGCGGCAGCTTGATTGCGCCCTTGTTCGGCTTCTTTCCGCCGAACTTGCCAAGACCCGCGTCGATGGCAGCATCCACCGCCGCTTGAATATCCTTGACCGTCTTGGTATCCGATTTCGGAATGATAAGGCTGACGGAGTATTTCTCCTCGCCGCCGTTGATGGATACCGGCTCCCACACATGTGCATAGGAGAGACGAACCTTGCCCGTGATAACCTTCGTGTTCTTGTTCTTTGTTGCCATTTTACTGTACCTCCGTAATAGCTTTGAATTCGGACCGGACATTGCCGGTATGAATCGCCGGACGCTTGTCCGAAAGCGGAACGAGCGTCGGCTTGCCGGGCGGCTTTTCGATAAGACCGCCAAGAATATCTGTAAATGCTTTCTTTCCCATTAATTTTTCCATCTGGGTCAGTGAAATGAGTTTCCTATCGAAGATGTCCGTATACCCTGCCGATTCTGCCTCCCTGGCAACGGCATCTTCATCCTTGTACCTGCGGACGGAACGCCCCTCCACAATCTTGAAGCCCGTCCACTCCTTGCCGTGGTTGACCGCCGCATCCGTCGCATAGGCGAGAATGGCATTTGCCCACTTGATAAGTTCCGGAATTTCTCCGAGAACGTCCTCAATCTCCTCGTCTGTAATGAGCGGAGGATACTTGAACTCCTCTTTGGCAAGCCGCAGTTTTTCCTCCGCACGCGCCCTGCAGCGAACAGATGCACGGCAAAACGTACACCATTCGCCTGCGCAGTATTCTCCCTCGCCCGCATAGGCGAGGCGCGCTTTCTCCACAAGATCGTCCCTCGCCCAACGCAGAAGCTCTTCTTTGGGGAGCGACCATGTGCATACATTTTCCCTTCGAGGTTGGAAGATACTCACGGAGATTTTCTGGATATCATAGATTCCGTCGAGAAGTTCCAATGCACCGAGTGCGTAGAGCATCATCTGGGGATTGTGTTCCGCCTCTACGAGTACGCCCATACCGTATTTGAAGTCAACAATGTGGAGCCTGTCTCCACCGACGATGATGCAGTCTGCCGTTCCGAACGCCTCCGGTACATAACGTGTGAGGTCAAGACGCTGCTCGACAAGCACCATCGGCGAAGGAATTTCTCCCATCTGTTCCTGAACGAACGAAACATAGTCATCGGAACAGCGATCCATCTCATCATCTTCAAAATCCGAGTGCGGGCGCTTGCTGCGGAGCTTCAGAAGTTTACGCAGCTTATGCTCACAGAGCGCGTGCGCTGCTGTTCCTTCGGCGGCTACTTCACTCGATGAAGATGGAAATTCACGTTCAAGGCAAGCGGACGGTGGACAGTTCATCCACCGATGTGCCGCCGAAGGCGACAACAATGCGTGTGTCCCCATCAGAGTTCCTCTGCTTCTTTGAGCATGGCAGCGTAGGCATCTTGAGGAATATCACTTAGACGATCCGCGCCATACTTTGTAATGAGTGCCTTGACCGCCTCACGCTTTCCCTCCGTACTCTTACGCACGAGAACAGCGCGTACAGCTTCAAGTGAGACGGCTTTTTCGTCTGTCTGGCCAGACTGTATTGCTTCCAGGGCATCGGCTGCGTCGCGCAGCATTTGGGGCAATTCTTTCATATCAACCATGCCAATCAATTCCTTTCATCAAGATTTTCTTTGCGGCATTACGGGCAATCAGGCTGATTGCCATGAGAACGGCTGCGATTTCCTTGCTTCGCATTCCTCTTCCCTCCTTTCACAGGAGAGCGGACAGAAACCGGCGAAACGGTCACCGTATTTTCAAAAAAATTTCGGAGCATCGCAAAAAGCTTGTCTTTTCGCTTGTGAACAGCGGTCTTGGATTTACCGAGGATATTGGCGATCGTACGCTCGAATTCGCCTTCTCCGATCAGTTGGAGAAGCAGTCGATCTTCCGGGGCGAGATCTTCCATCGCCTCAAGGAGCTGCTCTATCATGAGTTTCTGGATGCAGAAATCCTCGAGGCTCATCGAAGAAACCGCCTCCTCGGGCATCATGTCAATAGCGGATTCCCTGAACACAGGCTGTGTGCAATGATCGCAGTCATGGTTGCATGCATACTTGCGACTCTGATTCACACAGAGCTTCTTCGCTCGCGTTGCTTCCTTTTGCTCACGCCATATCGGACGCATATATTCGCGGTATACCTCTTCCGTCACCGGAATCTTCACAACGCTTTCCCGTCGATTCCCAATCCACCGCCATTCGACATCTTGGGGATCGATGTCGAAATCCCTAATCGTCTCGGAGGTAACTTCCATTGGAATGAAATACTGGCTCATTGTTGTATCCTTTCTGTCTGAACAAGGTCAGCGGGATACAACGAAGGCCGATGCACTTGACGTACACCGGCCGCAATCACCTAAAAATGGACATAGCGGTAAACGGTGGGACATCGAAGTGCCATATGCGCTGCGTATGCGCAGCATGGTCTTCGTATGTTCCCGCCGCCTTTAATGGCCATCTCAAGGCTTTGAGATTGTGAGCCGAATCACTCGATCCGGTTCATTTGAAATAAAATCTTTATCTTCTCTCACAAAAAACGAGAAAAAATCTTTTGTTAGGCATCAACTCCTCCAAATATCTTTCCCTCACATACGTTAATTACGATTTTAGGACCATTTTTTAGCATTTTCCGCAAATAAAAACCGCCGAAGTTATCCATTTAGCCTTGCGGCTGAATCAGATAACTCCGGCGGTTAGCTCCACGTTATTTACGGGGCATGTTGCGGTAGCTTCATGTTTCGTGGTTTCAATTTATTCACTTGGTAAACGACATCTTCCCAAAGGATTTTGACATACCGATTTGTTTTCTGATCCTTGCGAACCAGATAAATTTGCTCATCCTCTTCCATGATTGCATCACAGAAGCGTGGCGGATTGGCACAGTCGCTGCATAGGCTACGAATTTGTATCTTCATACACTACGAACCTCCTCAAAAGGGGATATCATCTTCGTCAAACACTGGGGGATCATCTTCCAAGTCATTCTGCATGAATGCATCAATCACATACTGTAAGTTCTTATCAATTTTGGGATGTCTCATATTTTCACTGACGGTCGTATATAGACCATCAATAAGGCGAGAAATCGTAGCTTCTCCCTTATTATCGCAAAGGAACTGAGGTTCCTGTCCCGGCGAGGTCATCCAGATTTCTATGGCAAAGGTATCAGGATCTGAAAAAGATGAGTATGTTTTACAGATATTCATTAGATGTAGAAGTGTACCGTTCTTCATTCGTAAGGAATAACAATCCTTATGCACCCCCGTATTGCAATCAAAGTTATGAGACGCGAACACAACCTGAGTAACTTCTTCGACTGATTCATCGTAATCATTTGATGCATCGTACGTACGTAATTTGAATAATGGATGCTCGGTATCACCATATTCATTGGCCTGTATCCGATTTAACTCTACCTTCGGTTCCCGAATCCAATTAAGGCTATCTGTGATGGTATCGCTATTGAGCTTGCCCAAGAACGACATGAGATACTTCTCAGTCGGTGTAGCGTTTGTCAAGTCTGCCCGCAGTAAAGTGTCGACATTGATCTGCAGCAACTCTGCAATCTTCATGACAAACTCTACCCCCGGCTTTGATTTTTCATCCTTGCTGGCACGAGATATATATCCAGCACTGACTCCTGCACTGTTCTCAATCTCCCCTATTTTTAGATCATATTTCTTTATCAAATAGGAGATATTGTCAAAAAACAAAGTTCTATCGAAATCTGTTGGCATTTTCGTCACCTCTTTCAATTATGGCCTTATTTTATCAAAATTCTACGCTCTAGTCAACCCATCTTATTAATTTTACATACTTGTCAATTTATACTATTTTATGACCTGTTTTATAGCTTTTTCATTGTATCAACTAGAATGCTCTGATAAATAACAGCTCTACTCAAACACATCAAGAAATTGATATTATGTAAATAAATTTGACATTTTTCTTCAGCTTTACGACATAAACCAGTCAACATGAAATGAATCACCGCAACGAAATTCTCATATAAAAACCTCGAACTGCATATTCTCAGTCCGAGGTTTTAGGTTCTATTTACAATTCGAGTTCGATGTGCGTCGCAAGCACGTCTACCTCGTACTCCTTCGTCACCATACCGAGACAAGTCAATTCATAGAGATTGGTAAAACGAAGCACTGTATATTCACCCGCTTCCATCATCCATATCTCAGGCCCCCCTTGAAAAAGGGCAGCAAGATGCCCGGAGAGACTACCTCCTCCACAGGGCCACCTCCCTTCGGCATAAATCGTTCAACAATTCAACTCACTGGAGCACGGAAACACAGGCTTTCTTAATCGGGTGTCTGATTACAGTTTTCCATTTCTCTGGGGCAATTTTTCTTGCATCGGACATATAAATCTCATGGTGTAATCTATCCATGTTAATATCATTAACATATCCGTTCAGCTCTAAATAAGCATCCATAAGAGAAACAGTTTCCGGTTCATCATCAAAAGAGCCTAAGTGCATAATTTGAACGCATAACCCTTCATCAATCGAAAGATATTCTGCTGACGAACAATCAAGTTTTTTCTTTTTCGTTGCAGTTTCTACCGCCCAATCAAAGTCTGCTTTAGAGATGAAATCAGGCAAGCGAATAACGGAAATCCAGTTAAAAGCAGATTTATTTGCATAATCTACACCCTCAACATCATCCTGCCACCAAAAACCTTCAAGCGGTGGAACAACATATTCATAGAATCCCTCGATTTTATAATCAGTCTTATAGCTCATTTTCAATGTATATGCAACAGCATACAGTACACTAATCGCTTGTTGATATGCCCCACCTTCTTCATTTGGATTGCCCTTACCCCTAACGGCAATATAGTTTGCCTTTGGAACATTTACAATCTCAGGCTTATTCTTCGGCATATAAAATTCTTTATATTCTTTCTTAAAATCAAACGCCATAATATTACCTCCGTAAATTTACGTGAATTGCAAGAGCAAGTTGAACAGCAAGTTAATTAAGAAACATTTTCAATAGTGTATACTTCATCCAAGAAGGTGTTAAACAGTTCTGCTGGTGTTTGATAGTCGAG